ATGCTTTTTTTTCATGTACTAGTTTAACAACAGTAACATTTTCTGAAGGTTCAATTCTTCAAACTATTGGCGCTAATGCATTCCAATCGTCTGGGTTGATTTCAATAGATATTCCTTCATCAGTTACAACTATTAATACTTATGCGTTTTTTTCATGTAATAGTTTAGAAAGTGTAACATTTTCTAAAGGGTCAAAACTTAATTTTATTGGTATTGGTTCATTTGAAGATTGTAAAATTTATTTAATAAAAATACCAGCTTCAGTTACAACTATTGATAGTAATGCATTTTATGGTTGTATTAATTTAAGAACTATTCAATTTGAAGACCAATCCAAAATTAGTAGTCTAGGTAATAGGTTATTTGGATTTATTTCAAGTAATGCAATCCTCACTTTTTATAATACTGAAAATTATAGTGCATTATCTGCTAATGGAAAAACAATTGCTAGTTATTTTAGTACAACTCCTGAAACAGAAGAGAATACTATTAAATATATAAGTAATATTACATTTACTGCGAATGAACTTGAAGATGCATTAACTTCTGATATTGTTAGTACACATTCAAATATTGGTCTTATATATAACATTGTTATATCGGGGTTTATTACTATTAATGATGGTGCATTTAAAAATATATCAACTATAATAACAGTAAATATTCCTGATTCAGTTGAAAAGATTGGTAGTAGTGCATTTGCTAATTGCGATAATTTAAAAACTGTATCTATTGGCAATTCAGTTAAAACTATTGATAGTAATGCATTTGCTAATTGCGATAATTTAACAGATATAAATATTGGCGAATCAGTTATAACTATTGATAATAATGCTTTTACCAATACTGGTTTAGTAACAGTAAATATTCCTGATTCAGTTGAAAAGATTGGCACTAATGCATTTGCTAATTGTATTAATTTAACAGATGTAACTATCGGAAACTCAGTTAAAACTATTGATAGTTATGCATTTTCCGGTTGCAGTAAATTAGAAAATATAAGTATTGGTGAATCAGTTGTAACTATTAATGAGAATGCGTTTAGTAATAGTAATTTAGTAACAATAAATATTCCTGATTCAGTTGAAAACATTGGTAGTAGTGCATTTGCTAATTGTATTAATTTAACAGATGTGACTATTGGCAACTCAGTTACAACTATTGATAGTGATGCATTTTCCGATTGCAGTAAATTGGGAACTGTAATTTTTGGTGAATCAGTTATAACTATTAATAAGAATGCGTTTAGTAATACCAGTTTAGTGTTGGTAAATATTCCGGTGTCAGTTAAAACTATTGGTGATTATACATTTGCTAATTGTAATAATTTGAAAATTGTTAATTTTAATGTACAGCCTAATGTAGTTAGAAATTTAGTAAATAAACGTTCAACTACAATTGAAGGTACAACTATTGGCGAAGGAGCATTCTCTGACAACAACGATTTGACATCTATTATTATTCCATCATCAATTACAAGTATTGGTAATCAGGCATTTTCTAATAATTCTAATTTATCAGAAGTCACATTTGACAATGTATCAACTATTACTTTTTTTGGTACGAATGTATTTATTAATAATGCAATTAATAACACTGTTAATTTTTACGAAATCGCAGACGAAAATGCGTTGAATACAACTCCATATGGTCAAAATATTGCTCTTTATTTTAGTAATGTAAATTATAACCCTGCCCCTGCTTGTTTTAATGAAAATACTAAAATTCTTTGTTTAAATAATGGCGTTGAAGAATATATTCCTATTCAACAACTTAAGATAAATGACCATCTTGTTAAATCTTATTTACATGGATACCGTAAAATTAGTTTAATAAAATATAATACTTTATTTAATGACCCTTCTGTATGGTCAAGTTGTATGTATATTATGAAAAAAACAGAAAATAATGGATTAATAGAAGATTTAATTGTTACAGGTGGACATTCATTACTTGTTGACCAATTAACTCCAGAACAACATCAAACACAACTATTATATCAAGGTGATCCAAATTCATTCCAGATTGAAGATAAACTTTTATTGTTGGCTGTTAATTCATCTTTATTTGAACAGATTAATGAAAAAGGTAAAAAATTTACATGGTATCACTTTTGTTTAGAATCAGATAATTGTAATGATGACCAACGTTTTGGAGTCTATGCGAATGGTGTATTAGTAGAAACACCATCTAAAAATCAATTAAGACATTTTATAAGTAAGTAAAAATATTTAGGAAAATATTATATTTGAATAAGGTATGAAAGAATTGTTGATTGAGTATGTCGGCAGTGTTTTCTTTTTTTACGTTATTATTGCAACCGGTAATCCACTTGCTATTGGCGCAGCACTTGCTATGGTCGCTTATTTAGGCGGACCTATATCCGGTGGTAATTATAACCCTGCAGTTACATTAATGATGGTATTAAGTGGTAAACAGCAAGTAAACACTGTATTTACCTATATGATTGCCCAATTTTTGGCAGCATTTACCGTGGCAGAATTATATAAACGTGTAAGAATATAAACATATCGTATGAATATAAGTATGCGAGTATTTTCTATTGATATTGGTATAACTCATTTAGCACATTGTTTTATTTCTGTAGAAGAAAAATTTGAAATATTAGATTGGGATGTAATAGATTTATTGGGAAACCAGCCTGTATGTACACACCGTAATAAAAAACAATGCACGCAACCTGCATTGTTTTTTAGAGATACACATTTTTTTTGTAAAAAACATGCTGTCCCAATTCCACCTTTATCGGGATTGAATAAAACAGAATTGATTGAATTATGTAAAACACATGGTATTACTTCATGTGAATCTAAAGAAAGTATGGTGCAACAATTAAATGCTAAAAAATTGTCCGATGTAAAACGTAAAACGGCAAAAACATGTTCGGCTATAGATTTAGGAAAAGAATTAATTCGCCGATATGAAAAATTTGAAAAAGTAGATGTGGTAGTTATTGAAAATCAGATTGGTCCTTTGGCTAATCGTATGAAAATGTTGCAAGGCATGGTCATGCAATATTGGATTATGAAAAATGCCCAAGTGGTATGTGTATCTTCTGTTAATAAACTAAAACTATTTTATTCTGGACCAACGAATTATGCACAACGTAAAAAAATAAGTGTATGTTGTGTTCGTAAGTTGGTTGAATTAAATCATTGGGAAACAAAATTTGAAACGCATAAAAAAAAAGATGATTTGGCGGATACATTATTACAAGTTATTTGGTATTTAAACAATATAAATGCGGATTACTTAAAATTAATTGTTCTTATATAATCATAATGGACGTAATTCAACTTGGCCCAAAGATAGAAGGTTTAGAAGAAATAAAGCTTAATTTAGACCCAATAGATTTAAATATTTCTGCACCATCAGGCAATAGTAGTTTACCTGGTGTAGAGTTGCTTATGAACAATAAGAAAAAAGAAGCTCCCCCATCTATTCAAGTATCCGATTTAGATAATTTGGAAAATGAATTAAATTCATTATCACAGGTAAATACACCCAAAATCTCTTTTGAAACACCATCTATGGAATTCCCAAGAGTTGAAATGTCTATGGATGTTGGAAAATCGGTTCAGTTTGATGATAAACCTATTAAAATAGATAAATCATGGGATGGGTTTAAATCAATCAATGCAGTTGACCCGGATAAACTTCCATCTAAAGAAAATTCAGCAGATACATTAAGGGAAAAGTTTAAATTTCTGAGAAAGTTGGAGGATATTGAACAAAAGGGTGGACGCTTAACTCGGAAATATACAATGGATTCATCTTTAGATGAGATGAAAGGCGAGTATGAAAATATTATTGCTGAGAAGGAAAAATCCAACAGTGTTAAATTTCAAGGTAAGATGTTGATGGCAGCTATTACAGGTGTAGAATTTTTGAATTCCAAGTTTGACCCATTTGATATTAAGTTGGATGGATTTGCAGAACAAGTGAATGAAAATATTACAGATTATGATGAGATTTTTGCCGAACTTCATGAAAAGTATCGGTCCAAGGCCAAACTTGCTCCAGAGTTGAAATTAATGTTTCAATTGGGTGGAAGTGCCATTATGTTACATATGACGAATACTATGTTTAAATCTTCTTTACCTGGAATGGATGATATTATGCGGCAAAATCCAGAATTGATGCAAAAGTTTACTCAAGCAGCAGTCAACTCTATGGGCGCAAGTAATCCTGGATTTTCTGGATTTATGAACAATATGATGCCAAACATGTCGCATCCAAGTGCACCACCACAACAACAGTCTCCATACCATATTCCGCCTAGAAATCAACAACAAAAACGCCCTGATATGAAAGGTCCAAGTGATATAGATGATATTTTGAGTGGGTTGAAACCAAAACAACCCGAAGATGCAACTAGTACAGTTAGTATGAGTGAATTGAAAGATATGAAAGACGGGTTGTCCAAGCCTCGTCGTAAAAAGTCAGAAAAGAATACAATTAATTTAGATATGTAATATAAAAAATAAAAAGTAATACTATGAATGCGTATAAAAATTATACACTTAAGGTGATTCGCCAACAATCGCGAAAAAATAAAAATAAACAATGCGACCAATTTTGTAAAAAAGATTATATGGTAAAGATGGATAGTGTGTTCCGAAAAAATTCCAAAAAATATAAAATACCATATAATCCAACGAAAAAAGATAAACAATTTAGTTTCAATGTATGTAGGAAAACATTTTGTAATCCAAAATGCAATGGATATTTAACTCAACAAAAACGAATCAATAAAACGGTACGTAATGGGTTTCAAAAAAAATATAGTCAAGAAAAAATAAATACAATAAAACATAAAGGTGCATTATCTGCATGCGTAGATGTCGTAGATTATAATGTTTTTTCATAAAATTTGTATTAAAATAGCAATCTATTTTGGAGTTCTTCCCAGAAAACGACTGGAGCTGACATGCGATAGTGTCCAACAAACCATGTTCCATCCATTGTTTTAATTGGTCGTTTGAGTTTTTCTTTTTTATTTGTACTTGTTAATAATGCAATGTCTCCTGTATTTCTATCTTGAAGTGCTGCTTTAAGCCATATTTCACCGTTCTCGCGTTCACTCTTCATCATTAACAGAATACGCCAGATCTGTTGTTTTGTATGTGGAGTAATACGTTTCAAATTTTCAGCACTATGAGAACACAATTTATATCCACAAGTCTCGGTGTTTTTAGGTAAGTCAAGGAGTAGTAAATCGTCGGGTTTCATTTTATATTGTAGAGTTCCTGGTTTATCTCCAAAATAATATTCATTAGGAACACTAGAAGACTTCAACATTTTAATATATTTTTAAAAAATAAAAATATATTTCAATTTTTAAAAAATATAATATTAAGTTTTACTCAAAATAATTTATAAATACATCATGTTATTAACTGGTGAATCTTCTTGTTTCAAAAGGCGTTGGACAACTTCAATGGTTACTGTAAATGGGAATGTAACTTGAATATTCATATCTTTCATGAATAAATTTGTTTCTGGTTTCATTATCCGAAACAAGTTTAACTTTGAATAAATAGTTTCAATACATCGTTTTAGTTCACGCACACCTTTCTCGCCATTGGTATATTTTTCAACCATGTGTTGGATTACATTATCTGGAATATAAATATCTTCTTCGTTAAAATTAATATTGTGGCGAATAGCTTTGGATAAATATTGTTTGGATATGATTAATTTTTGCGGTGTTGTATATCCTTCGGTTTTAATAACATACATACGGTCGCGTAAGATAGGATTTACATTTTCTCGGTTGTTATAACTGAATATGAAAATAGCTCGGCTTAAATCAAAATCAATTTCAGAATAATATTTATCATGGAATTTACTATTTTGAGACGGGTCAGTAAGATGGGTTAGAATACCGATAATTTCTTCTCCTTTCATGTCTTTACTTACTTTATCCAATTCATCAAAATAGAACACTGGATTCATGCATTTGCACTTCATGAGAGTAGCTACAATTTTACCATAAATACTACCTTCATATGTAATAGAGTGACCTTCTAGTGTGCTGCTGTCAGTTGCACCTCCTAGAGCAAAGAATTCAAATGGTCGGTTTAGGATTTTGCTAATACCTTCTTTGCATAGGGTAGTTTTTCCGGTTCCCATAGGTCCCTCAAATGCAATGCATGTTCCAGATGATTTAGGGTTAGTAATAAGTTGCCCAATAAATTGGATGATTTGCATTTTAGCATCGTCCAAACCATAAGTGGCTTCATCTAAAATATGTTTTGCATTTTCTAAAAATGCATGCGATTGTTCAACGCCGTCATGGATAGATACAGGGAGGTCTTTATATTGACCGAATGGAATTTCCATAAATGTGTCTACCCATTGTTTTGTTTTATGGAATTCACCATTTTCAAGTTCGCTCAATTGGTCCATGGCTTGAATTTTTTTGAGTGCATGCACTTTATATTCATTAGGCATAGGAGATTCAAGAATACGAATGCGTAATGGTTTAGGATTAATTTGTGTAATAACTTCAAGACTGGATATGATTTGTTGTTGTTGTTCTAACGATAGACTTGAAAAGTATTTATCATCAGACATGGGTTTAAATGAACTTAATTTAGAATATAGTTTACTATTTTTATGTTTAAGTCGTGTTTCTTCTTTTTCCTTTTCTTTTTCGTATTTCTTAAATTCTTTCGTATATAGTAATTTCAATTGTTTGGTGATAGGTAAATCTTTATAAGTAGTATTTAATTCTTGTAGTTTGTCCAATACTTCTTTATATTTTTGTAAATCTACTTTGGGTGATTCGGATTCAGATTCAGATTCACTTTCTGATTCACTTTCTTCACCTGAAACAGTAAATGTAATGTTTAAATTCATTGGGTCTTCTTCTTTAGTTTTACGTTTTGAACGAGGCCGTTCATCTTCAGACTCTTCTTCAGACTCTTCTTCAGACTCTTCTTCGCCGGATTCTTCACCAGATTCTTCGGAAGTATCAATTTCAGATTCGGAACTTTCATTGGATGTAGTAGTATATTCACTATCACTATCAATAAACTCGTCTTCAGTATCGTCTGATTCTGATTTTTCTTTCTTTTTTTCATTCTTGTCTTTTTTGTTTTTCTTGTTCCTTAAATTATATTTACCAGCCATATTGTATATTATTATAACTATTTGTTAAATCAATTTTTTAAAATTTATAAACAAATTAAAATTGATTTTAACAAAATATATATTAATATATATAATGGCTAATATAGTTCAAGATGCCAAAATTTTGGGAATCCAATTTAGTATTTTATCTCCAGATGAAATTAGGAAAGCATCAGTTGTTAAAATTACAAATCGCGATACGTATATAAATAATAAACCTGTCCCAAATGGATTGTTTGATGCACGAATGGGAACAATTGAACCCGGTATAATTTGCACTACAGATGGATTGGACCACATTCAATGCCCAGGATATGGTGGTCATATTGAACTAGCTAGACCTGTATTCTTTATTCAATTTTTGGATACAGTTATATCGGTTATTAAAATGATTTGTATTAGATGTAGCAAACTATTGGTAGACAAAACAAAACATCAATATATTTTAAATTTTCCTAATGAAAAGAGGTGGAAAAAAGTACAAGAATTATGTAGTAATATTAAACGGTGTGGTGAGAATGACAATGGTTGTGGATGTATACAACCTACTAAATATAAACGTGAAGGAATAGCTACTGTAGTGGCAGATTGGACAAAAATGAAAGTGGTAGACGATGATACGAATACTTCTATGAAAATTCCTCCTGAAATGTTTATTAAGATATTTTCAAAAATGTCGGATGCGGATATATCTTTTATCGGATTAAGTCCGGTATGGTCGCACCCTGCATGGATGATATGTTCTGTTTTACCTGTTCCTCCTCCTGCTGTGCGTCCTTCGGTAAAACAGGATTCTTCTCAACGAAGTGAAGATGATTTAACGCATTTATTGGTACAAATTGTTAAAACGAACAAAACATTACAAGAAAAAATGTCGGCTAATGTTTCCGTGGGTCAGTTGGATGATT